GCGTGCCTGATGGTCTGGCAGTAGTCATCACTGAAGCATAGCAGGATGAGGATATTTTCCTGGATCGCACCAGATAGTTTTTCTTCGCTTGCATTCACCGTAGTATTCTCTCAAAAGAATTTATCAATTGTGGGTTGGTCTTGATATCTAACCGGCCAAGGTAGCGTATGAGTTCTCGCTCTTGGAAGGGCTTGGTAGGCCTGGGTAGTTGGATGGTTGGGTCTAACTCATGATGTGGTAACTTGATCAGCCTATGATTCCTTTCTATCATGGCGCCATGACTGCCTTGGTACTCCCTCATCTTGCGTGGGTCTTTGACGATAGCTTTAGCCCTCACAGGACCTATGCCATCGATCCCTTGTATGTCATTGTGGGTACCCATTAGGGAGTGGGCCAACATGAACTGTGAGCGCGTTAGGCCCCAGTCCCTTTCAAAATCCCTTCTATCATAAGTTCCCTTCTTACCTTTGTAGATAGCAAACCCCTCACATACCTCAAACAGCTGGTATAGATCCGAGTCGTTGGATGCTGCAAGAATCCGGTCGAAGCGATGTCGGTACTTATGCACTATTAAGGCTATTAGATCATCTGACTCGAACCCCTGCTCTTCCATTACTGGCATTCCCAGTATTTCAAAAACCTCATCAAGGAGTATCTTTGAGGTCTTCACATGCTCAGCGACTACCTCATCCCGCTTACCCTGCCGCAGCTTCTTATACTGAGGGTACTCCTTGGAACGGGCATAGGGTGGGCAGTCCTTGCAGATTACCACATCAGTTGCCTTGGTTGCTGCAACAGCGCGTGCGAGGAAGTATAAAAATCCATACACCCCACCAGTAAAAGTTCCACCGGAGGTTAGGTTTGCATTAACCGAGACGGCTTTGTAGATCTGGTTGGATAAATCTACTGCCAGTAAAGTTCTCATGGAAGCCCAAGTATCTTGTGCTGCTGGAGGGATAGTCGGTAACCATACTTCATGCAGCGGTGCACAGCCTCGTGGAGATTGCGATTGCTCTTCTGCTCATCATGTGAATCCATCGCCTGTAACCACACGGTATCGGATGCCCGAGATGGTCGGTATAGCTTCTGACTTAATCCAGGTGACTGAGTTGACCGATTAGGTAGTCCGTCACCGTAGCGGTCCGGGTCATCCGCGCAGATTATGTACTTCCAATCCAGGCAGTAGTCCTCAAGTCTTGGGTGTACCTTGCCTGTTTTTGGCGAGCACACAAACGATAGTTTCCCATCAAATAGATCTGGATCAAGGCTTTCCGGAAACACGGTGCCAGCGGTTTCTATCTGCACCCTAAAGTTTTTGGAAAGAATAAGGTGTACCAGCAGGGGAGTTATGTTCTGCCTCATAGGCTCGCCCCCAGTTAGGACCACCAAAGGGGGTTCCTGCCAGGCTCGAGCGGTAGGTGGGAAGCACCCGTGCACCTCGTCCGCTATCTCCATGATCGGCACCACGTTATCAATCATAGACTCAAACTCAGTATCACAAAAGGTACAGGCAAGGTTGCACCCGGCCAGCCTTAAGAACACTGCTGGGGTACCTGAATGCGGGCCTTCGCCCTGCATAGTGTAAAAGATTTCCTGCACCACTAAGGATGAGCCGTCATCCTTCACTTGTTTGCGGATTGGGTTTTTTCCAAACATACTACCTCCTGTCGTGCTTCAATCGGGTTAGTTATACCTACGCTGCATAATTTTGTTTCAATTGTGACCCACGCTTTACTTTCCAAGCTTCTCAGGTAGTCAAAGATTAGTACTTTATGGGAGTGGGCAGTCTGCTCAGACACCTCAGCTTTTAAAGCTATATCCTTCACTGGGTCCCGACTGCCTAGGTACTTTCTAATCAGCGCACTACGCAGCTGAAAGTTATTGGACACGCCTCTAGTGCCCTTGTGGGATGACTGCATGGCCAGGTAGGTAAGCTCCGCAAGTTCAGTGAACGACCTTTGCCATTCATCATTGGGCTTGGACCCCATGCAGCACCTAGAACCACAATTACAGGGTATCCTTGAGGGCGCTAACTTTGCTATTAAGATAACTTCATACTGCCTTCCACAACTAGCCAGTTCAGCTCTAATCATACCCGCTTGAGCTGCACCATCCATTCCACCCAAGCCCCGTCCGGTGCTTTTGGACGGGGTAGACATTTGATTGACTGCATCCCTGTTCGGCTTAGCACCAATAGAAAATGTGAAAGCAAACATAAGGGCGGCGTAGGCTCCCTTAAATTGAGCATCACTCATACTTATAATTCTCCGACGAAAAAACGTATCGGTCTAATGAGTACTTACGTACAAATCTCTTAACCAGGAACTTAGGACTCAGGATGAAGGGCGTGACTACCCTGAACCCGTGAACCTTCTCAATCCGGTTCGCGAACTGCCGGTTACTGTCTTTGTAAGGATCGACCCAATTCCAAGGGGCTCGGCATCCAAACCATACCTCTGCTCCTGGATAGAGTTTGCCGGCCAGCACAAGAAACCTTTCATTGCGGTTCTCAAACACGCGGGTCTTGTTTTCGCCAGGCAGAAGGTGATAACTCAACTTCATAACATGAGTATCTAGGGTAATACCTAGAACCTGGGTCAGCTTGGTTACTGCCGCCACCTCCCAATCCAGGTAGGGCTGACCATAATCTATGAACAGCGCCCTGACCTGACTAGGAGCGAGCTTGTCTCTTACTGCTTCCGACATCGCTTTTAATAAACAGCCAGTGCTCTCGTAGCCACCACTTAGTAGTATCACGTATTTGACCATATAGTCCACCTCTTCGGTATTTGCCATTTCGATAAAGGGTAGATAGGCATAAGAGCCATCCTACCACGGTGTGTGGGTGCATCTAGCAGCAAGTGAATGAGCCACCCAACCGCCAACCCTCTGCTGAAGTATGCGATCAACAAGGGCGCTAAGAAGCTGTGGCACAGTCTATAGGGTACCAAGCTGCGCTCCGTCCGGTACAAGATCCATACGCCCCAATTCCTGAACCCAGATTTTCTAAAGCTGATTTCGTTGGGCACCCAGGATAGATCGGGCAGTATGCAGCCCAGAGCATAGGGGTAGTTCCCCATTACTAGGAAGGGTATTGCAGATGCTAGATGTGCAGGAAACTTCATAGGGATTGGCTTGCAGTGGCAGTGCACTTACGGGTCTCCTCTACCCGCACCTCTACTAAAGTGATCCCAGTGTCCGCCAGTTGGAGTGGGCCGATGGTCTTCAGCAGGTAGTGCGCCATATTCTCGGCGGTGGGATTGAAGCTAACCACCACCACCCCGGTAGGATCTAGCTTTTCCAAGGTAGGCAGCATGGGATCGCGGGACCATATAAGCAGTCGGTGGTCCCAGTTATCTTCTATCCACATGCAGAGCTGCGATTTGATTGCAGAGAAGTCAAGTACCCGGCCCAACAGGTCCAGCGCCGGAGCACCTACCTTAAAATGGATCCGGTAATTATGGCCGTGGAGCGTGCGGCACTTCCCTTCGTGGCCTACGACTCTGTGGCCGCAACTTATATCATGGTACCGCTCTGCTGTGATTAGCGAAGTCATTTTTGTTTCCTTTTGAAATAGTGGTGGTGCCCAATTATACAGCAAGAGTTGCATTCTGCTGTAAAGCCTGCCGCGCGTGGTTAACGGTAAGATATAATATCCCTTTTGACAGAAGGACGAGTGCACATGAAAAAAGAATTATCTAACACTGACCTGACCAGATTATTTGGCGTGAGCCGGGTAACGCTGCATCACTGGAGAAAAGGCACTGCCCGTAAAACTGCACTGCCCTCTCATCTCAAACCCAAAGGTCAGGTACATGTCGTGTACTACAAATGGGTCGAAGTGAAGGCCTGGGCCAAACAAAATGATATGGAGATAAATTTATCCAAGGCTGAGCCTGCTTCCTGTATTTGAGGGTGAGGATGGTATCAAGCAGGTTTGTAGTACATGCTGTATCAGGTCTAGGCTGTTCTATTAGAGCTTAGCTGCGTACATTGCTTAGGTTTACTTGCCTCAAATCGCTGTGCAGGTTGTTTTCAAGAAGTGGTTGTAGCACTAACAAGGAGTGAGCATGACAAACAAAAAAGTATCACTAGGCAAGTCTAGGCCTCTACATAGAAACAATTCTGTGTCTAGGGCTGGTTCTTCTTGTAGTGTAAAAAAAGATACTACACTGAACAATAAAAAAGATACTACTGAAGATAACACTAAAGATACTACTACCTACACCCACCAAAATACCCCGCATATTGCACCCCCCCTACACCCCCCTTTAGGGGGGGTGGGGGGTGCAGGTTTAATAATAGGGAAAAAAGATGAAAGAAAGATTGAACTAAAAGGCACTATGTGGGATGTACTAGATTTAGTGCAGCAGCTGAATACACTGCCCACAGGAATCAAAAAACAAATAGTAGATGGCATGGCACTAGGCCTTAGAGATGACGCCACGACAAAAAACAATAGGGATGTAGAGATGTGGTTCAAAGCAGTTACTGGTGAAATAACCAACTGCCTAGGAGCAACCTTCAATCCTATGGCCGCCGTCAAACAAAGTGTCGTGGGCTGGAACTTCGTAGATGAATTCATGCAGAGTTCTGGTCTGTTCAACTGCTCTGTAGTGCAGCGGGCAGGCATCTACAGACTTCTTGCCAAGATGTTAGTGCTGCACGCACAGCGCATCGCACAGCATGTGGGCCAGCCAATCACTTTGAAGTTTGTACTATCCTGCTGCAACGCCATCCCCGGGTTGTTTGATGCTGCATACCCCGGGTACCTGGGTGCCGGTATGGCGTCAGCAGTCGTGGCCGCTATGAAAACGTGAAAAATTCCCCTGTTTTGCTCGATGTAGCGGTATCCAAACGCTAAACCCTTGGTTTTATTAGAATTTAATTGTACTAAAAAGCTTGATATATATTGTCTTAACGTTAAGACGTAGCTATAATAGTTATTAAGGAATTGCAGATTTTGCACTAGGTCAAGTTAAGGGGGTAGCAGCAATGCTACTAAGCACAACAAGCTGAGAAGCTGCAAGGTGTCCCGAAAGTCAAGCCCCTAGTCTTGCAAGCTTCGAACTTAATACCAGACCTTCCCCAGCGCGGGAACCGAGGCTGGTGCCGTTGAAATCGGTCCCGACTGAGGCAGCTTGATAAGCTGCGTAGACTTGGATAGCAACCAAGAATTCAATTAATTATTGAGTACAATCCAAAAGCTTAACAAAAGTGGTTTAGAGGTCTTGCATCCTTTAGACCACTTCGTGGTACGCTTTTGTACCATCCATTTAATCAAGGAGATTTAAAAATGTCTAAAATGAAAATGACGAAGACTCATCAAATAAGTATACAAAAAGGTGAAGAAGGCCAGCTGGTAATAGCCGGCTCCGGGTTTGAGGTAAATAGTCTGTCTTACGGTTATGAATTAACCGACTCTCCTTCTTTTGAGTTAGCTATCGTGATCCAATACACCTATCGACAAGATAGGTCTGTGGCTTGGAGTGTGGTACTCACTGAAATAGATTCGGTTTCTACCCACTTAGGTGGACTCTGCAAGGAAATACATTTAATTGATCGGCTGGCCGATGCCTTAGGTCAATTAAGTTCCCATTGGATTGATCCAATCACTGTGAACCATGTGTTGTCTGCATGAGATTAATGACGAAGTGATTTACTGAGTCGGTAGACTTCCCCAAGATGCGCGGGTAACTTTTGAGTCGTTAGACTTACCCGCGCATCACAGGTAACTTTTAACCAAGGAGATTTAAAATGTCCAAGACAATTAAACAAACAGGCACCCTCTTAGGTGCGGTAGAAGCAGCTTGCATCGAGTGCGATAATCTTCAGGATGAGTTGCAGAACTGGTACGACAACATGCCTGAGCAATTCCAGAACGGTGAGAAGGGCTCCCAGTTGGAGGAAGCCATTCAGCAGCTTGAACAAGCCTCAGAAGAACTGGGTGAGGTCATCGATCTTGACTACCTGGAAATTCACAGATTCCCCATTGAATACATGCAGACCCGGTATCCAAAGTCGACCTATCTGTCACGAGCTAAACGACTGGAGATGGCAGCGTGTGGGTTGCAGGGGATACCCACTGAGGTGCCTGAAGACTTTAAAGGGGATGAAGAAGCTCGTGCGGCGTTCGTCGAAGTGCTTAACTGGGTGGCTGAAGCTATAGATACTATTGCGTCGGTAGACTTCCCCGCGCAGCGCGGGTAACTATTGAGTCGGTAGACTTACCCGCGCAGCGCGGGTAACTTTTAACTTTTAACTTAAGGAGATTTAAAAATGTCATCATATATGGTTACAGACCTTCACTTGAACGCAATCGTTAGTTATGCAGCCGCTCATGTTCATGATGTGTTCGTAGACAATGAATGGATTGTTGTTGAAGGCAATGAGCAGCTCATTATTGATATGCTGGAAACAGCCAATAGGAAAGCGGTATCTTTCAAACTCGGCGATGACGAGGTTGCAGGGGGCGTTGAGTATAGACCAACCGACAACCATCAGTCCCCCATGCAGATCATTAAACTATGTAGATGCTTTAACTACCAAGCCTGTGAGGTTGACGACTACCCAGGCACGTCAGCCGCTGTAGTGATTAACACAATCCTTCACGCAGCTATCTGCAACCTGCCAGGGTATGACGACTTAAAGTGGTTTGTCTAATAAGACGATCAAGAAACCAAAATTTAATCAATTTTTTTAATCAAGGAGATTTAAAAATGCCTAACATGTCTTACTGCCGGTTTCAAAATACTCAACAGGATTTTGAGGACTGCTTGGAGTACATCAAAGATGGTGGGTTAAGTGATGATGAAAAGCGTGCGCGGGTACGATTGGTGGCAGCAGCTTGCACCATGCTTGAGGAGTTGGGTCTTACCGTCGAACCACCACAAGGAAGTGATGGTGACCTTTTCTTCAATAGCCTCGACGCCTACCTGGAGCAGCAGGAAATCGCAGAAGAAGAGGAGGAGTGATAATGGAAACCCCGATGACTGGAAGTGCGCTGCTAACCGCCTTACACGCTAAGTTCACTGTGTTGGAGTTGCGTGATTTAATAGCTGCAAAGAGATTGAGCCCCCAGGGTAGTATCATTAAAAGTACCATGTGTTGTTTACATGAAATTCATGACGAAGTATTTCAACCCCAACCAGTAAAGGAGATTTAAAAATGAGCAGCTACGGCCCCGGAATTATCACAAGAACCAATTCGTACCACATTGACCCTACCACAATCGACCGGCGGGTTGGCTGGAACCCGCGCTTTGATTTTGGCGAGATTGAGGAGCTTGCACAATCCATCAAACAGAACGGCCTGCTGCAACCATTGCGGGTGAAGCGGGTTGGTGATCGCTTCGAGCTTATCGATGGTGATCGCCGCCTTACTGCCGTTGAGCACCTGATGAAGAAGGGCTTAGAGTTTCCACAGGGGGTGCTGGCAATCATAGAGAGCAAGTCTGCTACTGACCTGGATAATATGATACTGATGTTTGAGTCAAATAGCGGCAAACCATTCCTCCCTCTTGAGGCTGCGAAGGCCTACAAGATGCTGATGGATGCTGAAGGTCTGACTTGCAAGCAGGTAGCCCACAGGCTTGGGCGCTCAGAGGCGCATGTTAAGTTTACGGTGGCTCTTATGGACGCAGATATCGAAGTCACTGACGCTCTTGAGAAAGGTGAGATTAACAGCGTAGTAGCCCGCACTATCGCGAAAACCAAGGACAAAGCTAAGCAGCGGGAACTTGTCAGTAAGGTTAAATCAGCGGGCAAGGGCCGTAAGGAGCAGCAGGCTGTGCGTAAGGAGGTTGAAGCAGGTGTGAGGAAGCGTACCCCTATTAAAAACGAGCCTGCTTTGAAGTCTGCGCAAGATGCCCTGAAGTTCTTAGAAAGCATCGAGCGCCTGCTGGCCGAACATATAAAGCAGCTTGGATTCACCAATATGGAGCAGTTGTCGGCTGCTGCAAAAGAAAGTGATTTGAATACCGCGCTGCATGAGTATGGTATGGTGCGTGCGGTTAAGCACCTACTAGGCCAAGAGTAGTCAGCAGCATCCACCATAACCTAAGGAGATTTAAATGAGCGTCCGTAATAACCTATCCCCGGCAGCACTTGTGAAATTAGCTGCTGGGGCTGTTTTCAAAGATTTTAATAACCAGACCAACCTGGATGGGGTGCAGCCTGACAAAGCTGACAGCTATCGGTTGAAGAGTTTGGGTGGTAGTTCAAAAGTGCAATCATTCGCGATACACTTTTTGGATAAGCATGGTACAAAGATCGGCGATCAGTACCTTGGTAATTTTATTTCTTCTTAAGGAGATTCAAATGATAGCTACACGAACCACTACAAAAGTTACCAGAGCTGTACCTGAGTGGCAGCGACCGGTAATATCGGTACCCCTAAACCAAGCCTTTCCCCAACTGGGTGAGGTGAAGGAGTACCGCAACAAGAAGTGTCTATTTAATCACAACCGTACCAAGTTGTTTGATGTGGTCAGTGATCGATACCAAACGGTATCCCACTCGGATGCCTTGGGATTGGTTGCAGGTGGCCTAAAAAAGATCTTTGCACGGGATATTGAAATGAGTGTCTGCACCCTACGAGGGGGAGCTCGAGTACGCGCTGAGTTCAAGATTCCCATGGCGCCCATCAAACTGGTCAAAGGTGACCTAACCAACATCACAGTGGTGGTGAATAACAGTTACGATAGAAGCTGCCCATTCTCGGCAGTGCTGGGAGCCTTCCGCCTGGTCTGCTCCAACGGCATGACCATAGGCGAATCCCTAGGGTCGGTCAAAGCTAAGCACCTTATCCATAGCGAGGGGGAGGATGCCGATCCATTGAGCATTCTACCCGACCTGGGGAGTATGCTAGCTAAGGCCCCGACTTTGCAGGATACCTGGTTGGAGTGGCGGGATACCCAGGTTGACTTTGATCAAGCCTTTGAATTTCTGCAAGGTCAGTTCCCGGCGAAGTACTTGAACCCGGTGCTAGACGAAAGCAAGTACCCGAAGTCAAAGTGGGATCTATACAATGAGCTGACCTATTTCTCAACCCACAACACCAACACGCTACAGCGGCGGATAGAGTTTGACGAGCGTATCTCTAAGCTGTTCTACCCAGCCCTTGAAGAGGAGATGTAAAAATGAAACCTTACAATTTTGGATTGCCTACAAGTTATTCCCAGACTCAAAGCCGCCCAGGGTCGATTAGGCACTGTTTATCAGGGGTGCTGGTTGTGCTGGGTAGGGTTCTATGGCTTGGGGCGTGCCTAATGCTGATTATCACGTTCCTTAACCTTATTTCTAGGAGTTCAATATGAGCAATCCGCACCCAAGGCCTGATACCCATCTACTTAACCCGAAATTTAAATGGGTGAGCAGCCGAGAAACCGACATCGCTAGAACTTTCCACAGGATAGAGAATGAAAGAGCACACAGATCTTCCGGAGAAGCGAAGCCTGAACTCGATAGCGTACCAGCTAGTGCAGAAGGTATTCACGGATCCTAAAAGAAGGCATTTCTGCCTGTACCGTAGGTATGGTACTTGGCGTATAGTAGCGATGGGGTCTCAGCGTCAGCGCACCGCTGACGCAGCCAACTACTTCCAAGGGCTTGCTGGCATCTACTCAGGCAGGCCTTTGGTGAAGGAAGTAGTTGAAGACATGCAGTACACCACTCGTATCCTTTTTGAGAAAAGAAGAATGGAGGTTCAAGATGACACCTAAAGAGTTTTGTTTGGAAAAGATCCCAAGCGCCTTCTGTTGCAAGGCTGCCTGGAAAGGTTACCATGTATGGGAACATAGTCCTGAAAAGCTTCTGTCTTACGGAAAGACCCCACACCTGGCTTGGTTAGATCTTAAAAGGAAATTACAGGAGAAGAATGATGCAGCAGAATAATCAAATGCCTGACGTGTTTACTTTTCGCAGACCTGCCTTTGAGGTACTGGGGATCGAGAATTTAAATGCCCGTCTGTTGGAAGCTAAGAGTTGCGAGGTTTTGATTCGGTCAATTAGACAGTTCGAATCAATCGCCGGACTACTTGATGCCGGCGAATTGATCGAAAGAAGGAGGGGTAATGTGAAGCACGCGGACTACTTAAAAAGACTATCTGGACAAGTTGTGGATATACTTATTTCGCTGTCTCGTACAAAGCCCGGTTTTTATCGTACCAGCCTACAAACTCAATCACTTGCTGGCGGCATTTGACGTACTCTTGGTAGTTTGGGATGATTGCGTCGGTAAGGGCTTCAACTGCCGAAGTTCCGGAGGGATCCGCCTCAGACTTGGCGGAAGCTCCGGGAACGGTAGCATTGGCGGCGGAGTCGTGGAGCAGCAACCAACCATTAGATAGGTTACAAGTAGAGTCGGATATCGTGACATGCTTCTTTACCTCTTTCTGTAGTTTCAAATAATTATTCCCCAGGGCCTCATAACTAGCCTGGAGTCGTGCAGCAGCGCCGTGATTCACTGCAATCTGCTGCTGCACCAGAGCCGCGGATTTAATTAGCTGCTGATTATGCTCCAGGGCCTGCTTAGACTGCTCGTGACCGATTCCTTTCACGTAGCCATAGGTAAGTACCCCAATCCCTAGCGCAAGATACGCTAGGCCCCGATATAGCCAGCTGGGGCCCGCGAGGGTAGAGCCCAGCAATCCTGTAATCGCACCCATCAGTCATTTCCTCTATTTTGGTTAAGGTCAAATCCCAGGCACTTAACAACCATATCCCCAGGTTTCATTGTAGGATCATCATTGCAGCAACTATGCTCTGGTCGCTCCTGCCCATGCTTATTCACCACCATAACCCAATCCCAGTACGAACACTTGTAACATAAACTGGCGTTCAGGTGCAGGTCAGTTTTCATTCTTTAGTACCTGCTAGTACCCCTTTCTTGCGCCATAGGGTGTACGCCCCGAAACCAATTGATACTAAAAGAGCCACGATCACCCCGTAATGCAGGTACCCAGAATAACCGTCGGGTAGGCCAAGTGCTTCTTTAATTGGACTGGCTACCTGTCTGATGCTGGATACCGAATCGGACAGCACCTGCACTAAAGCAGTTATCCCCGCTCCGATTGCACCTACCTGGGCTTTCCCGGTAGTGGTGCTGATCACGGCGGTGGGCGGAGCCTCAGGAGTTTCGTTTGTGGTAAGTACGGCGGGTGGTGCTGGCGTGCCCTCCCCTACCCCAGCGCCGAAGTATGCGTGCTTAGTTTGGTCTGAATCAGGGGTGCTCCAGATAAGAGCTTCCTGAGCACGTCGATTGATAAGTCCACTGGAAACTTTCTTAACCTTCTTGCCCGCCACAGTTACCGTCGTGTACTTCCATTGCTGCATTAGATCAATACAGCGATCATACTCTCCCGCGGTAAGTGCAGTCAAGACAGCAGAAGGTACCAGCTTTCCTTTCTTCTCAATTACCAGGCCCCCAGTGTTGAACTGCCAGATACACAAGGCGTCGAATTGGTTTTGGGACAGCGGCACTTTAACGTTGGTGCTCACTGCCATCTCTGCTCCGCGGATATCATCCTTGAACCATGCTTGGCATTGATCAAGGGTGGCGGTCATGCCCAAGCGCACGTTCCTGGTGTGGCCGGCGCCTATGGTTGCAATGCCTGCTGAATCTAGGTATGCCACTAACTTGAAACCACCCTCAAGCTTTATACAGCGGGCTGCACCGCCAGTACTGATCCTTTGCATTTTTAAACTCCTTGTTTGATTACTTGGGATTCCTGTGGTCAAGTGCCCTGTCTAGTTTTAAATCAAACTTACTTTCCATTTGATCCAATTTTGTAAACAGGGCATCTACCTTCGCATCAAATAGATCTCTTTTTATGTACTGGCCAGCTACTAATATCTCAATACTGGAAACCTTGGATGCCAGTTGTGAGTCGACTTGCTGCAAGTCTTTTAACGCTTGCCACAGGACGTTTAAAATGAATCCAGCAAGAATTCCAACAGCGCCTACCGAGACGTTGAATAGAGTCTGAAAATCGCCCACTTACTTACTCCCTTTTATTTGATTTTCACAATGACCTGGTACTATGCTATCCAAAATCCTACACACCAACCGCGCCCAGATCGACCCAGCGCGTGCATACTGAGCAGCGATCAGACTGATAGTGTTATTAGTTCGCCCGCTCCAAGCGGCTGCAAGAGTAACATCAAACTCTCTAGCAATTCCGAGGGACCTGTCCGGTTTAAAAATAATCGCTAGAAGTTGCCAGACTAATGCAACGCAGGCAATAAAAATACATCCCAGCCATAATAAAAACAATGTAGTTCTTTTCATATCGTCAGTCCTAAGGTTAAGGTCAGGCTGGTTTCCATAGTGCATTACCAGACTACTGCCTGCACTTCGGCGATGCCAGCAGACGTCTCGTCAGTAACGGCCTCGATCTCGGCCTTTCTCTGCCATGAGCGGGCGTAGGCCTCGTTGACCTGAACGCTCATAGCTCCAGCGATATCTAGAAGTTGTTGGAGATCGGTAACCGCCATGTTGTTGTTGTCGGCATCCCGCCAGAACGGGGGTAGGGCCAAACCAGCCGAGGCAAGAACTACCGCTTGGGTTAAGAGGTCCCGGTGGATCGTACCAGCCTGCCACGGTCGCCCAAATACCACCACCGGCATCGAGCTTGCACTATCCCGGCAAGATTCGATCCACTCCTTCCGGCGCTGCTGGAACGCGGTCAAGTTGACCGGTAGGATTTGGTACCCGACTTCGGTTGCATCCAAAGCAACCGAGCTAACCTGACTGAGAACCTCCGTCTCCGGATCCACCACCGGTGGGTTGTCGGGGATCCACCGGATCCCCTTTTCCTGGGCCAGGATCGGAGGAGCCTCGTCAAACTCCCTAGTGTTCAGGATATCACCCTGAGTGTTAACCAATGCGTATTTCATCAGAACCCCCATTCCACAAAGATTTTTCCAGGCGTGCCGGGACAGCCCCGGTTGTCGCCGCATGTAGTTACGTAGCAGCCCGCAGTTCCGCCGCCTCCAGAACCATTGCCGGTAGCGGCGGTCGGTATCTGCCCGCCTGTCCCGAACCCGGTGCAGTCGCCCCCTTTACCGCCCGCGCCTGACTGGCCTGCCTGGCCACTGGGAGAACCAGCCGTCCCGCCCGCAGCGCCGTTCCCATTTCCCAAACCACCGCCGGTTGCGGTGAGGCTGCCGAAGACCGTGTTCCCTCCGCTGATCGCGGCATAGATATATCCCCCACCGTCGCCAGCCATCCCCACCGTGTAGGAAAGCACCTGCCCCGGAGCTACGTTAAGGATCTGGTTCGAGTAGTATCCAGCGCCTCCGCCTCCAGAACCTCCAGTGCAGCCATCCCAGTTACCACCACCACCACCACCGCCACCACACATAGTGACCCGGAGTCTGGTCACCCCTCTGGGTACGGTGAAGGTTCCAGTCGTATTCACGAAGGTGCTAGAGACTAGAAGGGTGATGCTCCCGGGAAGAGCTTTAACCCCCGAGCCAAACCCGCTTAATTCATTGACCTTTAACATCACGCATCCGTCCCAGCGTTAGTGGTATAGAACAGGGCGAGCCCATGCAGGCGAGCAGCAACCCCAAGAGTGTCGGCACCGTTGGCAACGTCGCGGTAGATTTGGAACAGAGCCAGATCATTCTCGATCGGGGTTCCAGCCAGCGAAAGAGCGGCGGTCTCCGGGGAACGGTAGAGGGTGTCAGCCGACCCACCCGTATCGGTGGTAGTGACAGCCGTGCTCCAGCCTGCTTCCAGGGCATCGCCATCAGACCGCGCTAAGCCTTGGAGTCCCCAAACCACCCCACCGCTGCCCGCTGGCTGTGACCAGTCAACCACAGCGGTCACGCTACCTTCGTTCCAGTTCTTCGGCATCTGCACCGCAAACTGCCCGTACTGGGTGACGGCGGGGTCGTAGGTCAAGGCGCTAGTTACGACCTTGTTCGCCGAGGTTTCCAACGTAGTGAAGCCCGCCCCATTCGTCAAGGTGCTGTAGATAGCAGCAGCGGGCACCCAGATCGTATGCCGCCCAATGGAGGTGGGGGCGTTCGCGCCGATCATCGCTACGATGGCAGCCTCCAGGTTCGCTTCCAGGGTGGTGGTGGTGCCATCATCTAGGGTATTGAGACCTGTCCGAGCCACAATGAATTGAGCCAGCACAGCAGACATTATACTTGACTGCCTCCAGACCTTGTTCAGCTGGCTACTGACTGCGGTGCCTGTCGAAAACCCATTAACTAGTGCGGACAGAGCTTCGTAGGACGCTTGGCTTACTACGTCCGCACCGCTCCCTCCTGCAAAGACCTTAAAATCATTTATTGGCATTTCTTTATCCTTTCGTTGTTAAGCTATTGCGGCCCAAGCGCCAATGTTGAACCCACCAAAATTGGTACCATCATTTAAATTGAAGGCAAACAGCGGTCCGGTACTGCCGGGAAACAGTATCGCTGCGAGCTGAACTCCTGCCGGTCTGATTGACAGGTACCCTTGAGTAAGAAGTGCAAGGGTTACCGCATCTGGAGCGACCCCGTAGATACCCATGACAAAGGTTAAGTTACCTAGATCCTGGTAGAAGAAGGTATTTCCGCTTTCTGTGAAGATTGAGTTATAGATGGCATAGGCTGAGTCTCTAGTTCCGTCCCATTGGTTATTGGCGATCTTCGCCTTCAGTAGAGTGCGGTATTGGCCATCTGGGAGGTTAACCAAGCCGCTTGTTGGATCATATGGGCCTTGCCAGACGCCCTGGTTGATACCTAACCCCACCGTGTTGAATGCAAAGTAGACCCCAGTCAGGGGAGTGTAGAGGGCTCTGCCCACTCCCACCCATTTACCAATCGCATCCAACTGAACTCCAACAGCAAGATCTATGTCGTAGTTGGAAGGTATGCCCGAGACCTGCTGCAATGAGTCAGCGAAGGGTTGCAGAGCAGTGGTAAGGGTGGCTAGGAACTTTGTCTTATCCCGGTGCTCTGCCGTCACTAGGTTGAGATACTGGGTTACATCTCCGGTAGTCATTTTAAGTCACCGTCAGGACGAGGTTGGTGGAGACCGCGGAAGCCGCTGCGTTGTATGCAATGACCAGATCCGACGCCGCCTTGGTCCCTGCTGATAATCCAACGAGGATGCTGGTCACGTGGAAGGTCTCAGATAGAGAGTACAGCTCAAAAGGCAGCAGCCCAGAGGAGGTTGACGCTGCTTCCCCGGCTAGGGATGCAGGTGCAAACAAGCGGTTGAGGTAGACGTCTTCTCCAATGACTAGGGCGTTGATTGCTGCTACCACTGCATTGATGACCAAGGTGCCAGTGGCTGCTGTGTAGCCAGGCAGAGCAGTTAGGTTCACCGATACGTATACCGGCACTATATCCAACACCTTGAAGTTAATTGGTACCGGCATCCCGACCACGTCATAGTAGGTATATGAAGTAGGCCCGAAGGTTTGGATACCCGGAGGTTTACGGGCTGCAATAGCTTGGGCGATATCAGCAACAGACCCACCACTGACCACCGGTGCGATTGAATGGGCGGGTATCCCGTTTGCGTCGGTGGCAGCGGTAGGGTTCTCGTAAACAGTGAATCTTTGCACTCCGGCCACGTTGCCGATAGCGGCTCGAATCGAATCCAGGTTGGATAGTGCAGGTAGGGCTGTTGAAATTGATTGTCGTATCCTCAGCTGCGCGTCGGTCTCTACTGGGTTACCCACGACTGCGGCCGCTGTGTTAGTAAAGCTCTGCCAGCCTAGCTGCACCGAATTGATGATATTGATAGCTCCAATACCCGCCTGGATTGCGCCCGCCTGCTGAGCAGTTACCGTGACGCTGATAGAACCACCAATGGGGATTGTAACAGTGCTAGGCAGGTTCCATAGGTTGCCGTTGGAGTCTTTCACCACCCCGGCAGTTATAACCGAGCCTGCTTGACCTGTTACGGTGCCTACTGCGGTGCTTTTACTGGCGACCAGCCTCTGTAGCCCGTTCAGCTTGACTTGTGCAGATAGACCCGCGCCTTGGGCATAGGTTGGGGAGTACCCTTGGTAGACCGCAATCATCGCCTGGTTGTTATCATTTATGGCGGCTGCGATCAGCGCCAGGAATTGACCATCCTGTGAATCTGCTGCGATGTAAATATCGCTGCCATAGATAACCTGGAAACTTGCCTGCAAGCTGCTGAGGATATCAGAGTAGGGAGGAGCAGTGATACCAGTTGCAGTTATTTGTGCAGACAGGGTAGCAAGAGGAAAGGTTGGCATCAAATCACCTGCTGTAGTTGGGTTGTTCCATATTGGGTAGTAATAGTGCAGGCCACTGAAAGCCGCCTAGCACTATCTCGAAGGGAGCGGTACTCGGTTATTTCTAAAACCCCGGGAGTGCCCAGGATTCTTTTCCTAATTGCCGAATCGAACAGGGTCTCCGTACCTGCACCGAAGACCTCGGTCATCCAAGGCATACCGTCTGAGGTATCAATGAACCACTCGCCCTGGTACAGCTTTAATCTGGTAGCTACTGCTTGGGCTACTGCTTGCGGGCTATTGGTTAGAAACTGCTGCGACCCTTGCCCAAACACGTAGTCACCACTCTCATCTAATCTTCTGTATCTCATAATCAATCCGTTGCGTTCGGGCCTCCAGTAACACTACCTTGAGGGTCGGTATGGTAGTGGTTGTTATACACTGACCTCAAATGCGAGATGGCGTGGATGTTAGTGTGGTAGTTATCTATTATGTCGCCGGATACTTTAAGCAGGGGCGTTTCCAGCACCACTTGAGTGGGTGAAGTCATAGTGATAACATTCTCCACTATTGACACCTTGGTATTGCCGGTATCACTTCTAAGCTCTACCGCTGAAGTGCTGACGTTAGGCA